GCCTCAGACGTAAATCTGTTGGGCGCTATGGACACTCACGATGAATTGAAGCGTCTAAAAATGAAGAGTAAAATCTTTATGTTAGTACACGACTCGATTGTAGGTCTAGTGCCTGACCACGAGGTTGAAAACTATTGCGAGATCTTGAAGACAATGACTCAAAAAGACCGTGGTTGTGGTATTCCAGGCAGTCCTATTGGAGTTGACCAAGACATTGGTCAAGACTACAGCTTTGATAAGTTTGATGACTACTACACACTTGAAAACGGAATTCTAGTTAAAAATGCTTAATCAGATACAGTTTCCAATCTACCATCTAGGACAGGACAAACCTGTCCGTGATGGTACTCGCTGGTATTACTACTATGAAGTGCACCACAAAGATGGCGAGATCGACCCTAAAACTTTAGTAATTGACGATACCAGTATCGAGGGCAACTCTCTTGCTATGAGACGGTTAAACATGAAAAAGAATGACGTAACTCTAGCAAAACTACGTCATGCGGTATTTTTCTTGGGTGACATGATCAAATTGAGCAAGAGTGGTACTTGGTTTATTGACAGCGAGGGTACGGTTTTTGAGTACAAAAAGACTAAGCGAGTACCTTTAGTATTCAAGCCCATTAGTCAAGTCATTCCCATCAGAACCGGCGGTGCAATTGTAGAAGTTCAGGGCATTGGAACCAGATTCAAAGTTTTGCACGCGCCAAACCACGACTGTAAATATGCCGGACTGTTACTGGTGGGTACAGGATATTTGTTGTATGGGCTTTATGTGGACAAATTGCCAGACACAGTAAGAATGGTCTAGCTATGGACAAACCAAAAGCAATAGTAAGCAACCGAATATATTTTAAACCTAAAGACCAGGCTCACTTGAAACAAATCATGGAGAGCTTGACCTACCGTATTGAAACTAAAACTGGTAATAAGGGCAAAACTAAGAAGATTGAGTTGATCAAAAACTACAAGGTATTGCCCAAGGACATAGTGAGTGTGCCGCAGGGTCGCTGGGACTTGATTCCAGAAGGCTGTGAGATAGTGGACAAAAGAGTAACTCATGAAGTTCCGTTTCCTACGCCGCGTTTTCCACTACGAGACAGTCAACAACCCATTTACGACCAAATAGATGATACCTGCTTTATCAATGCCCTAGTGGGTTGGGGCAAGACTTTTACAGCTCTACACCTAGCCCGTAAATTGGGTCAAAAAACGCTGGTAATCACACACAATACCTTTCTGCGTGATCAGTGGGTAGGCGAAGTGGAAAGTCTATATGGTTTGACTCCTGGTATAATTGGCAGTGGTGAGTTTGATATTGAAGACCATTTTGTGGTGATTGGCAACATTCAAACTGTAACCAAACATATGACCACATTGAGCAAAGAGTTTGGTACAATCATCTTAGACGAAGCTCACCACGTGCCAGCTGACACCTTTAGCAGTTTAATAGATGGTATGTATAGCCGTTATCGTATTGCATTGAGTGGTACAATGGAACGTACTGATGGCAAACATGTGGTGTTTCGTGATTACTTTGGTGACAAGGTGTACAGGCCACCACAAGCTCACACACTGAACCCGGTCGTAAAGATTGTCAACACAGGATTGCACCTAAAAAACGACGGCACTTGGGTAGAAAAGATCAATCAACTGTTATACGACGAGGACTATCAAAACTTTATTGCAGCCATGGCTAAAATTCAGATAGGTCATGGACACAGTGTCCTAGTAGTAGCAGACAGAACTGAATTTTTAGAAAAAGTAAAGGATAAAGTTGGTGAAACTTGCGCGCTTGTTACAGGCTCCACAACATACGAACAACGAAAAGAAATTATTGAACAGCTTGAAAACTGCACAAAAATGTGTGTTGCTGGAAGCCGTCAGATCTTTTCCGAAGGAATCTCTGTCAACAGACTTAGTTGCGTCATCTTGGCAGTACCAACCTCAAATCCAATCAGCTTAGAGCAGATAATTGGTCGAATCATGAGACTACACCCAGATAAACCAGATCCAGTGGTACTAGATATAGCATTTGCCAGTGGACCAGAACGTCGTCAAGCAGCACTCCGTCTGGGTTTCTACATGGACAAGGGCTGGACAGTAGAGAAACTGTAAGGCAAAATAAATTTTGACTTGCGTAGAGATATCACAAATGCTATAATAATTGTTCTAAAGGCAAATAATGGCTTTATTTTTTAATCTGGAGGTCTTGGAGAGGGAAGCTGCGGGTGATTCCGATAAATTCTTAGCAATGCTTAACTATCATCACCGTGGCAGCATCCCCTCTAGATCTACATCTAAATATAAACCTAGTAAAGCACCGCTCAAAGGCACCAGTTACATACTGAATCCTGATCCTGTATTTAATTTAGAAAATATCGATCCTGGTTATAGAGTACAATACATAAGATTAGCAGGAAGACGTGACTGGTTCCTTTACAAAACACATGGCGTAATAACACTAGATAGATCATTCTTTCCCGATCTCTTGACTGAGAAACTAAAAAGAAATCCATTATTAATTATTGAAACCAATCTAATCAAATTTAAATACGAGGAAATTTACAATGGCTCTAAAATTTGGCGAAACCAAAGGCAAGGCAGTTAAGAAGTCAGTTGAAGCCTATGAGTACAAAGACGGTGAAAATACAGTACGTCTTGTTGGTGGTGTGTTACCACGCTATGTGTACTGGTTGAAGGGTACCAACAACAAAGATATTCCTATTGAGTGCCTAGCATTTGATCGTGAAAAAGAGAAGTTCACAAACACAGAAATGGATCATGTTCCAGCATTCTTTCCAGACAAGAAGTGCAGCTGGGCGTATTCAATTAACTGTATCGATCCCAAGGATGGCAAAGTCAAGGCTTTGAATCTTAAGAAGAAGCTGTTTGAACAAATTTTGAGTGCAGCAGAAGATCTTGGAGATCCAACAGATTACGATACTGGTTGGGACGTTGTATTTAAGCGTCAAAAGACCGGTCCTCTACCTTTCAACGTAGAGTACAATCTGTCAGTATTGAAGTGCAAGCGTCGTGCATTGACAGCTGAAGAAAGGGCCGTGGCTAATGCAGCAGAAGACATTGATAGTAAGTTCCCTCGTCCTACACCAGAAGAAGTAAAAGCTGCTGTAGAAAAGATTGTTGCCGGAGCAGGCAGCGATGATGAGACTGTAGACCCAGAATCTATCAAAGAACTCGAATAACAAAAAGCCCCTAAGAATTGAAGTCTTAGGGGCTTTTCTCACTGAGGTGTTATGAAAATACTATTTACTGCTGATATACATATTAAGCTGGGTCAGAAAAACGTTCCTATTGATTGGGCTAAAAATAGGTACGAGATACTAATGGATCAGTTATGGGAGATCCAAGATAGATGCGATGCTATGATTGTGGGTGGAGATATATTTGACAAACTACCCAACATGGAAGAGCTTGAAGTCTACTTTGACTTTGTAGCCAGTTGCAAGATTCCCACCTATATTTACAGTGGTAACCACGAAGCAGTCAAAAAGAACACTACTTTTTTGACAAATCTAAAAAGTGCTACCACTAGGATCAATTCACAGGTATCAATAGTTGACGACTACTGGCACAAACTGCCAGGTGTTGACATTATTCCATATAACAGGTTGAAAGAATGGGAAAAAGATCCCGACAATATTTTTTATAGTGTACACAACCGCATACTCTGTACTCATGTCAGGGGGGAGATACCACCACATGTTAAACCTGAAATCGACTTGGAACTTTTTAGTAGATGGCAATTGGTTTTGGCTGGTGATCTTCACAGCTATGACAATTGCCAGCGTAATATTCTTTACCCTGGTAGTCCCGTTACCACTAGTTTTCATCGCAATCTTGTTGACACCGGCGTTATTGTGTTGGATACTGATACTTTGGCACACGATTGGGTGGCCCTAAAAGTACCTCAGCTAATACGTAAAACAATCAAGGCAGGAGAACCAATGGTTCCCACTGACTATCATCACACGGTGTATGAAGTCGAGGGTGACATGACTGAACTGAGCGGTGTAGAAGACAGTCAATTGATAGACAAAAAGATTGTTAAACGAGAGACAGATACAGCACTGATTTTAGCTCCAGAACTTAGTCTGAGTGAAGAGGTAGCAGAATACTTACGGTATGTGTTAAACCTCAATGAGGATTCAATACAAAAAGCACTGCAGGAATTAAAAGACAATGAGCACAAATTCAACTAATGCCATAGTATTCAGTCAAGAAAATTGTGTGGCATGTAATAGTGCCATCTCACTCTTAAAAAGAGACGGCTATACAGTAGAAGTACGCAAGATTGGCGAAGGCGGAACTTGGACTAAAAAAGATTTATTAGAACTGGTGCCAAATGCTAGAAGCGTACCTCAAATTTTTGTTGGCGATTACTACGTTGGTGGACTGCCACAGTTAAAGCAGTTCTTGGAGAGCCAATGATTACATTGAAAAAGATGAGGTGGAGCAATCTGTTTAGTTATGGTGAAAATAATGAAGTAGACTTCTCCACATCTCCACTAACACAGATTGTTGGTAGTAATGGGCACGGTAAAAGCAGTATTGCACTGATATTGGAAGAGGTCTTATACAACAAGAACTCTAAAGGTATAAAGAAAGCAGATATACTAAACCGCAATGTCAAAGCTAAAAACTACTCTATTGAACTGGAGTTTGACAAGGATGGTAGTAAGTATTCAATCAAAACAGTTCGTGGAGCTACACAAACTGTTAAATTAACTTGTAATGATGAAGACATTAGTAGTCACACTTCTACTGCAACTTACAAGACTATTGAAGAATTAATTGGCTACGATCACAAAACTTTTTGTCAAATTGTATATCAGAGCAGCAGCGCTAGCCTAGAGTTTTTGACAGCGACCGACGGTAACCGTAAAAAGTTTTTGATTGATCTATTGAACCTAACAAAATATGTACAATTAGGTGATGTGTTCAAAGACTTGGCCAAAGGCGTAGACAGTGCGGTTACAGCGGCAAATGCAAAGATTGCTAGCTGTGAAGACTGGTTAAAAAAGTATCGCGGTGCTGACCTTACTAAACAAGATGTACAAGCATTACCAGATCAACCAAAAGATTTAGAAGAAACTTGCCAAGAAGTAAGAGACAGCTTGCGAGATATCGAAAGTAAAAATAGAACTATTGTACAAAACAATAAGTACAAAGAACTATTAGACAGTTTAGTGCTTCAACCCGTAGGTGCTAAACCTGGTGGTGAAATACCAGAATATACCCGTGAAAAGATTGAATTGAGTAAAACAGTCAAGGACTGTGATAGCTTTATTTCAAAAATGGGTAAGTTGGGTAGTGTTTGTCCTACTTGTCTTCAAGATATAGACAAACACAAAATAGATCAACTCTTGGAAGAACAACGATCTTCCAAGAACTATGCGTCTATGAGAGTTCAAGAGTTAGAAGCACTTATTAAGAACTTAGAATTAGAGGTTAAAGAGTGGGAAAAACTCAATGAAACCAAAGAGCTCTATGAAGAGTATCACGCACTATATAATCCGGCAGTTAGCAGCGAATTACTAGATAAAAAGACCTTAGAAGATACGATCAAGTCTACTGAACAAGCAATCCAACAAGTCAAAGATACTATTAAAAAGATAACTGATAGTAACAACAAAGCAATTGCTCACAATGCAAAAGTAGATGTTATACTAACTCAGTTAGAAGAGATGGAAGCCAGCCTAGTGGTTCACAAAGAGGAGCTGGAAGAGGCTAGTGACAGACTGTCAACACTACAAGTATTAGTAAAAACATTCAGTCCCACAGGATTGGTAGCATATAAGATAGAGTGTTTAGTAAAAGATCTAGAAAGTACTACCAACGAGTATTTAGGTGAACTTAGTGGTGGACGTTTTCAACTAGGTTTTAGAATTGCCGGAAGTGATAAATTAAATGTAGTTATCACAGATCATGGCAAAGATATTGAAATCTTAGCCCTGAGTGGTGGTGAAAGAGCCAGAGTAAACGCCGCTGCATTGCTTGGTATTCGCAAATTGATGCAGAGTTTAAGCAATACCAGAATAAACCTACTTATCTTGGACGAGACCATTGAGAACTTGGATCTTGAAGGCAAAGAAAAACTAGTAGAAGTACTGTTGAGAGAGGAATACTTAAACACATTTGTTATTAGCCACGGATTTCAACACCCTCTTCTAGAAAAGATCACAGTAGTAAAACAAAACAACATTTCTAGGATAGACAATGGTTGATAGCAGGGATAAAGGAAGCAGGGCAGAGACTGCTATAAAAAAGACACTAAAAGACCTAACAGGATTGGATTGGCAGCGTACACCGGGAAGTGGTGCTCTTGATGCTAAACACTTGCTAAAAGGTGATTTGTATATTCCTGGTGTAAACAATGTTTTTTGTGTAGAGTGCAAACACTATCAAGACGATCATCTCACCAGTAAGATTCTAACAGACAAAGTTCCGCAACTTTTTCACTGGTGGGAACAGTGCAAAAGACAAGCAGATCAAGTAAACCGCGAGCCGTTGCTCATATTTAAGTTTGATCGCAGCAAACTGTTTTGTGCTTTTGAGGTCATGCCAAACACTCACTTACCATTTATGTATGTGAGTCGCAATGGCTTTGAGTTTTATGTAGCAGTGTTGGAAGAGTGGATCAAGCAAGAACGTCCACAATTTGTATGTTGAATGTCACTATTCAATATTGTATAATAGTAGATTAACTAAAGTATAACTATGAGTATTGAATTTAGCAAAGTACAAGAACTAGAATCCAACACTGTTATGATTGTGGACTGTCTTAATCTAGGTTTTCGCTGGAAACACAGTGGAGATACAGATTTCTTGGACAGTTATGTCAGAACAGTGGACAGTCTACGCAAAAGCTACAAAGCTGGTAGAGTCATCTTAACTTGTGACAGTGGCAGTAGTAGCTATCGTAAAGCTATTTATCCTGACTACAAACAAAACCGCAAAGACAAGTTTGACCAACAAACTCCAGAAGAGCAACTAGCTTTTGAGCGATTCTTTACAGAGTTTAACCGTGTAATGGATCACTACAAAACCAACTCAAAGTACCCACTATTTCGTTTTGAAAAGTGTGAGGCTGACGATATTGCTGCTTACATAGTTAAAAACCGTAAAAAGTTGGGTATAGACAAAGTTGTCTTGATCTCTAGTGATCGTGACTGGGACTTGTTAGTAAGTGAAGACGTAATGCGGTTTAGTTACGTTACACGCAAGGAAATTACTATGGAAAACTGGAATGAACATTATGATTACAGTCCTGATCATCATATCAGTATTAAGTGTCTCACTGGGGATACTGGCGATAACATTCTTGGAGTTCCTGGAATAGGCCCCAAGAAGGCACAGTCATTAGTAGATACCTACGGCAGTACTTATGATATTATTGCCAATATGCCGATCTCCAGTAAATACAAGTATATTCAAAACCTTAATGCTTTTGGAGCCGATGCACTAATGCTGAACTATCAATTGATGGATTTGCTAGAGTTTTGCGACGAAGCACTGGGCCCGGCCAACTGCGAAACCATTAACACCACACTCACAAATTATGTTGATTAAACTAGATCATCCTGCATGTATGCCTACTCGCAGCAATCCGACAGATGCTGGACTAGACCTACGCTGCAAACATACAACTACCCTACAAATGGGTAAAAGAACATTGGTACCAACAGGAGTATCAGTAAAAATTCCTATAAATAACGTGGGCTTGCTGTTCCCGCGTAGCTCATTGAGCAAACAGGGTATTACAATGACCAATTCGGTTGGTGTAATTGACAGTGATTATCGTGGCGAAATAATGGCTTCACTCATGTTCAATGGGGTTCCAGGAAACTGCAACGAAATAGATATACCAGCAGGTGAACGAATTGTTCAGCTGGTAATAGTTCCAATTCTTATTCCAATGTTGGAAGTGGGTAATTGGTCAGAAGACGAATGGAATGACACACAACGCGGTACTGGCGGATTTGGCAGTACTGGAAAGGCTTAATATGGCAGTAAGTACAAGAGCACAAGTAATTACACGAAGGACCTACAATAGACCCACAGATGATACTGGATTGAACTTTGAAACTTGGCAGGAAACTGTTGGCAGAGTTATCGATCATCAAGCATGGTTGTGGGAGCGTGCTGTAGAACGCGAATTAAACGATGATGAGTACGCAGAACTATACGATCTAGAACAATTGATGTTGGATCGCAAGGTCCTAATGAGTGGTCGCTCATTGTGGTTGGGTGGAACAGATGTTGCCAAAACCCGTGAGGCTAGTCAATTCAATTGCAGCTTTACCTGCGTAGAAACAGTGTACGATGTAGTAGACGTACTTTGGCTGTTGTTACAGGGTTGCGGAGTAGGATTTAAGCCTATTGTTGGCACGTTAAACGGCTTCTCCAAGCCAATCAAAAATATCAAGACTGTACGTAGTGTTCGTACTGAAAAGGGTGGAAGTGAATACAACACAGAGATCTGGGATCCAGATACTAAAACATGGACTATCCGTGTTGGTGACAGTGCCGAGGCATGGGCAAAGAGTATTGGAAAGTTACTGGCCGGTAAGTATCCTGCTGACACTCTTGTGCTTGATTTTTCTCAGCTACGACCTGCTGGTGAAAGGCTAAAGGGATATGGATGGATTAGTAGTGGCGATGAAGCTATTAGTGTCGCTTATAGTGCTATTGCAAATATCCTCAATGGCCGTGCCGACAGTCTTCTCACCCGTATGGACATTCTTGACATTGTTAACTGGTTGGGGACTATTCTGTCAAGCCGTAGAAGTGCTGAGATTGCTCTATTTGAGTACGATCAGCCTGAGTGGAAAGAATTCGCATTAGCCAAAAAGGATTGGTGGCTACATGGAAATAGTCAGCGTCAACAGAGTAACAATAGTCTGGTTTTTCGCAAGAAACCAACTTGGGAAGAAATCAGTCAAATCTTCGACTTGATGTTAGACGCCGGCGGTAGCGAGCCTGGTTTTATCAATGCAGTCGAAGCAACACGTCGTGCACCTTGGTTTGCTGGCTGCAATCCTTGTGTAGAAATTCTGTTAGGCAACAAGAGCTTCTGTAATTTGACAGAAACAGACATTGGCAAGTTCAAAGGCAACAATGCAGGAATGCACGAAGCCATCCGTCTCGCAGCTAGGGCTAACTATCGTCAGACTTGTGTGGACTTGAAAGACGGTATCCTACAGGAAAGTTGGCACTTGAACAACTACTTCTTGAGGTTATGTGGTGTAGGTCTAACAGGTATTGTAAAACGTCCTGATATGACTGGCTACGATTATGAGTATCTTAAGAGAACAGCAACTGCTGCCGCTGTAGGTATGGCAGATGAATTAGGATTACCACGGCCTAAGAATATTACATGTATCAAGCCTAGTGGCACGCTATCCAAAATCATGGATACCACAGAAGGTGTGCACAAGCCGCTTGGCAAGTACATATTCAACAATGTACAGTTCTCCAAGTTTGATCCTGTGGTCGAAAAACTACGTAGTGCAAACTACAAAGTCATCAACCACCCAACCGATCCTAGTGGTGTATTAGTTACATTCCCTGTCAAGTGGGACGACGTGCCTTTTGACAAGGTAGATGGTAAAGAAGTCAACTTGGAAAGTGCTATCGATCAGTTGGAGCGTTACAAGATGATTCAAACCAGCTGGACTCAGCAGAATACTAGTGTAACAATTAGTTATGATCCTAGCGAAGTTGAAGAAATTAAAGACTGGTTGTTAAATAACTGGGATTGCTATGTAGGAGTAAGTTTCTTATTCCGTAGTGACCCTACAAAAACGGCCAAAGACTTAGGCTATCTCTACTTGCCACAAGAAGTAGTAGATGAACAAACGTATCACGAGTATACTCAAAACTTGTTGCCTGTAGATATTAACACAGCTAACAGTTTTGATGAGATTGTGGAAGATGGTTGCGCGACCGGGGCCTGTCCCATAAAGTGACCTATACATTTTAACAAGAGGAAAATATGGAATTTACATTCAAAGTAACAGAACAAGAAGCAAATATGATTATTGCCGGCCTACAAGAGCTGCCTGCAAAAGTGGCCAACCCGCTAACGCAAAAGCTGCAAATGCAGGCGCAAGAGCAGATGCTCTCCGAGCTCGACGCCCACCCGGGCAACGCCATCGATGTGGAGCTAGCC